ATAGTTCCCAACCCTTCTGAAATATAAGCAAAATCACACATTGACATATTAAACTTTTCTGATATGCTTCTTTTTCTCCAAACAACATATCCTTTATGTTCAGGTAATGTAAAATTGTTTGCACCCCATATTATTTGATTTTTACTTACCCTAAATAATTCATCAAAATATTCTTTAGTTGGTTTATTATTCCAATCTTTCAATCTTCCCTTTTTTATAGTTTTTCTATTCCATTGATTCATATCATTATCTCTTGAATCTCTATAGGGTGGGTCCACAATAGCTAAATCAAAGTGATTATCATCATAATCCTTCATAACATTCATACAATCATCTAATATTAAATCTATCATAGTTTAAATACAGTTATTTTAGTACATGGATTATTATCTACCCAATGTTTTGAAGCAGATATGTTTATTATTTGACTATCATCTTTCCATATACCACAGTTAGTTAATACATCACAATACAACTTAATATAATTATCTATATCTGGTTTTTGTATATGTAATGTTGGTGCTTTTGCTTTTACTATCTTACTATTCTTTCCAGTACCAAAGTGTACTTTAGGTCTTTGTATATTAAAATCAATTATCATAGATACTGGACCATCTGTATAGAAATCTTTACATTGTTTTATAATTAAGTTTTTTATTCTTGTTTTATCCTTGCTACTTGGATCATATACAACAAACCTACTATGCCTATGTCTTTTCTGTGCAACAGGATTTTCTTTTATTTCAAAATGTATTTTATTCATAATGGCAATGGGTACACCAGCTAGGGGTATGTAGTATTAGGGATATACTAGGGAGTACTGATGCACCCATATTGTTTCCTCTCATAATTTACTTGATTTTAAAATTTCTTTACATAATTCATATGGTACTTTACTTCTTTCATAATAATTATTAACAATAGATTTTTCACTTATTTTATTTTGTTTCCCTCTAGTGTACAGGTTATTTGAATGACACCCTTGACCTATTTTACAAGTTTTTAAATCTAATTTAATATTACTAAATATATTTGTAGGCTTTCTATATGGAAATCCATATTGGCAATAAGTGCATAAATTAATATAATCTACTCTACCTTCTAAATAATACTTCATATACCCAAATGGATTTTCTATGAAATAATATTTAGGTTTATAATAATTTATAATCTCTAATGTTTTTTCTAATATATCCACATGCAACTTTCTTTGAATTTTTACCTTTTCAGGATTATTTAAAATAGAATATCTAGCTTTTACATCAAAATTCTCTCTTGGCTTAATTCCTACTATCTTTCCATTTTCCCTTACACTTTCCCAATATATATTTCCACCTTTAACCCCACAAGCTAAACTCCACTTCTCACAGGGTGGACTTGCCCATATTATATTTGGTTTAAATTGTTTATAGTCAAAATCAAATATATTACATACTTGGTCTACTTTCTCAAAAGGCTCTATATCTGTAGAATAAGTTTCATATCCAAATTCTTTAGCAACTTTGCTAAAACTCCTTGATCCTGCAAATAATTCTAATACTTTCATAATTTCTTTTCTGGTAATATTAATGCTGAACAACAAACACTATCACCTTTAATGTTATATTGATTATAAAAACTTGATTCATTACACTTTTCACAATAACCAATAAAATGCCCTGTTGTAGTTGTTTTATAATTAACAGCAGGTTTTTTAGTATTAACATTCCAATCCTTTTGATTCTTCAACCACTTACTTAATCTTCTTTCTATTGAAAATGTTTGTTGCATCTCATACTTCATCTTCTTACCTGCTATATTCTTTTCTGTCCAGTATTGACAAAAGTCATCTATTATATCATCAGGTATATCTTTATGTTTTTCTTTAGAAATCTTTTTAACTAAATCAATAAATGATTGTTCTTTATTTTCATTATTATTCATTATTATATCATTATTGTTTGTTTCTGATTGTTTTCTAGTTGTTTTCTGTTTGGATTCTGATTGTTTTCTATTTGATTTCTGATAATCTTGATAAGTATCATATTTTATTATAGTTATCATAGTTGCTAGGTTATTTGTTTTTATATCTATCATTTTATCATTTTCTAGCAATAATAAAAATGCTTTTAACTTGCTTGATCCCCAATTAAATACTATCTGTAATTTCTTCTGTGAAGTTATAAAACTTCCTCTTTTTACTAGAACCATTTGATTACCAATAACTACTTTATTTTCTTTATGATTTGCTCTTAAAAGCATATATATAAATGCTTCAAATCTGCTATAGGTCCTGGATTTAGTAAGTATTGGATTATCTAATATTCTTCTATGTAATGCTATATATCCCTGATTCATTTTTTTCTCCTTAATATATAAAATTTACTATTGATGCTATCACTTTCCACCAAAACCAAAAACAAGCACCTATTAACATTAACTTTATAATACCCTCTATTTGTATGTATTGCATATAAACTCCCTTAAAACCATCTATTTTGTTTGATTTTCAATGCTTTCTTCTTGTAATATGCTTTATTAAATTCATTTTCACATTTTGAACACTTAGATTTAAAATATGTACCTACTTTTCTAAATTCTTTTTGTTTCTTTTCTTTTTTACAAGCTATACAAGTTTTTTTCATCTATATGTTCCTTTGGTATTGCATAATATTCTTTATTCCATTCTGGATTATTTAAATATATATGTATTGGATAATCATTTAATTCTATTAAATCTATTAAATCAAATAGTTTTACAATTCTTCTTTCATTGGACCAATGTATAATAACATATACTGGCTTTATTTTATTCCATTCTGTATATGCCTTTATACTATGTAATTTTATTTTACAATGAGGATATGACCTTCCTTCATTTATATCATCTTCAAACCTACCAGATGCACCTAATTTTGCTTCTACTAGCATTTCATCTTTAACTAAAAAATCTGGTTTTGCACTATCTATTGGATTGCATTTTGTTTTTCTTTTATCAACACCTACTTTTTTAAAAGAAAATCCAGATTCTATGAAATATTTAATAGCCATATCCTCACCAAACTTACCTAGAGCATTGTCTTTCATTCTAACTTCAACTGGGTCTGTATAACTAACCATTAGTTATTAGCTATGTAATGCAAGATTGCTTTAGATGCTACTTCTGCTATTCCTCTATCATTTTGTGCAGCATACACCCTTAATATGTGATGTGTTTCTGCATCAATAGCTATAACTCTTGAATTTTTAGCTTTTTGATTTACTTGATCCATTTCTTAATCCTCTCCCATAGGTTTAATATTTCTTCTATGATTATATCACATAACATTACAAATGAAAAGAATAATATGAATCCAAAAATACAAAATATTATAAATTGAAAATTCATAATGGCATCCCTTCTAAATCTTCTTGATATGCTTTTTCAGACATACCACCAGATTGTCTTGTAGGTTTTGGATTCCTTCTTTGTAGTTCTTTTTCAGCTTGTTCTCTTTGATACTCTACTTTGCTATTTTTAGCTACCCAAACAATATAATCTTCTGGTATTTTACTCCATTCTTGTCCATTATGTTTACCAAAAGTTATTAAGTTTTTAACAAGATCAACATTATCATCACCAAACTTATCCTTGACATCTTTAAGTGTAGGTGGATTAACAACATTGTGCATCATATCTACAACTTCTTTGTTTGGTTTAGGTGTAGGTTTAGGTTTTTGTTTTTGTTGTTGTATAGCATTATTTACTTCTTCATAACTTGCTATAGATGTATCAATACCTATATTTAGCATACCCATTGCTCTTGCACAACTTGATGTTTCACAATTTTCTAAAGCTGAAGTTGAATTTACTCCATTAGATGAAATATCTTCATAAGCTAAACCAGTAAAACATCTTTCAGGAATAGAAACATCAGGTATAACTGTTGTCATAGTTATAAACCTCTCTGTCATTTCAACTATTTCTGTTTTTATAGAACCATTTGGATATAGATTATGAAATTCTTTAACTCTTTCGTGAGCCATAACATAATCTTTACCTTTTATCTTTATTTTTTTCACTTGACTTCTCCTTACCTTATTTAAATTTGTTTTTCCCTAATACATAGCCATTTGCTATATATAAATATAAAAAATAATATTATTATAATCAAGTAAATAATAATTATAAAAGAAAAAGCCACTAATTAAAGTGGCTTCATCTTCTCTATGGACTTTATAAGGTAAGAAGGAGGATAGAGTTCTTTTTATATTTGTTCTACTAGTGTTAAGCTAACATTATATAAATTTGGTGATTTTTGTGTAATTGTATAATCTTTTTGCATCCTAACAATAGCAAATGATTCAGGTGAAAATACATCTTTATTTAGCTGTAATACCATAGGTAAATGACCACCTATAGTTTTATTAACAACATTTGTATAGAAATCTAAAGCATAGTTAATATCATATAAACTTTCATTACCATCTTTCCTAGAACCAGTAGCATGATTATCTTGTGGCTTCCAACCAAAACTATTTAACATTGGGTTTTGGTTCATTACTTTATCTGGTGCAATACTATCAAAGCTAATTTTCCAAGTTCTTCTACCACTTCTTCTTTGAAAATTATCACCTCTACCTGTAAATGGTTCTGATAATCCAAATGGTTCTGTAATCCAGTTGCTTGGTTTTGCCCAGTTAGCTGTTGATACTGTCTTTCCAGATAATGTTTGTTTTTGTTTTACACCATAATCAAACTTTGTTTGTGTATTTAAAGAACAATTAATAGGAAAATCAAAATATTTACCCCAAAGTAAACTTCCTACTAATAAAGGATTTTCTTCTTGTTCAGAAAT